GACGACGTCTCCGATATTGTTTCAATTTCAGGCGAGTCCACTGGGGGTGAAGTAAAGGAGGTCAACGTTGATGGCTCCAAGTCGAAGCGTGGTCGCAAAAAGAAGAAGACTGAAATTAATCTCTAAGTACAGTATAAATGATAGGCTACTGTCCATTGGAGGAAGTTGAACCTCCCGCCAGACAACAGCAAGTTGTTGTTACACCCAAGGCTGAACCCAAGCCTGAGGTTGGACCCGAGGAAACCGAATGTAATTACGTCGTCATGGCTTTCATTGTCGGCGTTCTATTCTTAGCCGTCTCTGATTCCATCAGGGCGTAAATTAAAATTTAATTCTACCTTTGGGTCTCCCCCATATGGTAAAATTAATACGTAAAAGCTACTATTTGTGTCTGACCCCCTGTACCATTATCAAGGTCAGTTTCAGATGAAAGATCGCGTGTGATTTTTTGTAGCGCACCACTACACGCACTTACCAGTTCCACGAATATATCGTATGAATAAATTCTCGTACCATCCACATTGTATGGTGTAATGCTTATGCCACGGATACCAGTTGTTACCGTTGGACTCCACGGGTAACTATTTGTTCCGCCAAAGAGGTTCTTTGTCCCGATGGCGACGTCGAGGGTTGATGTACTCCCATCTCCAGTACCCCCTTGAAGTTCAAGAAGCATTGTACTCAAATCCTTGACGGTTGAACCATCTGTTCTTCTCAATATGGCTGTCACTTTCGCGTAAAAGGCACCAGTTCCAAATATAAGTTGAATATCTTTGGCAACACCTTCACCTACCGAGAATGTTTTGGAATATGTCTTTCTGGAAACTTCCAGGGAATTCGTTATGATACCACCACCAACTTCAAGATCTGTAGAAGCTGTGTCTCCACCCAAACCAATGGCGACTTGGTTACCAAGATCAATGTTACCACCAATAAACACATCACCCGTGGTTCTGAGATCACTATTTATGTAGGTCGTTTTAGAACTTGTGATTGGATTTATGTAAACATTACCAGTTGTATCCGAATAAATATTGGCAGAGCCCGCAGTTGTCGTAAACTCTATGATTGCGTTTGATGAAGAACTCTCCACCCGTGGGATGCCGTCGTACACGTGAAACTTTGTAGCTGGTGCGGCTGTCCCCACACCCACATTACTTGAATGTATGAGATGGAGACAATTTGTCTGGGTACTGTTGTTGGCGACACCCATCACGAGACCAGTCGTTCCATTTGTGGTGTTGCTGAATCCTCTCACGTAGCCACCTTCACCATCACCAGTGTACAAGAGCATACCCGTCTCTTTATCGGTACCCACACTCTCAAGTCTCAAGAGATCCATATTACCTGGGGTTGTATCGTAGACGTGAATATTTGAACTTGGTGCTGTCGTACCGAAGCCTAAGCGACCATCAGCATCAAAGCGGGCAAATTCAACTTCATCGGCCAAACCATCTTTATGTGTAAACGTGAGGGGACGGCGTACCAAAGAATCTGATATATTTCTAATGATATTTATAGATGGAACATCAGCCGTTGTTAGAAATGATATACCTTCAATAATAAAACTACCACCCCCACCGAATTCAATGTCCCCATTTACTTTGAGTTTTGTGTTATCACCAGACACAGTTGGATCTGTGCCACCAATAACTACAATACCATTTGGAGCGATAGACATCGCAATGTTGGTATTTTCTGTATCATCTGGATCGATAGGTGTACTAGACGACGCATAGGTTTTAAATAAGTGTTGTGGAGCTAAATAATAAATTCGGTCAGGCCCCTCAGATACATCACCACCACCATCATCCCCCTTAAAAATGAGAAGTTCTGATTTGTTAAACGATGGATTATATATACGTTCTCGTATGTACGTATTCCCAAATTCATCACCACTGGTCCCACCAAATGTAATTTGCTGCCCAATAATAAGATTACCACTAACTTCGAGAGCAGCGCGAGGCACATCCGTACCTATACCAACATCACGAGACGTGCCATCAATGAATAGTCCCACATCCAAAGATGCGTTAACTCTATCTACATTACGTGTAATTCTAAAATCACGAGTACCAGTGACACCCACAGACCATCCCCGAGGATTAAAGTCATCCTCCGATTGAATATACGACGTAAAAGCATTACCTATAAGTACATCGGTTTGGGCAGCCATGATCGCATCTCCAGCCGTACCTGGTGAGGTCGCGTGATTATGGACCATGAGACTATTTTGTCTGGCATTTCCGATACCAGCACTTACCACTTCCAAATATGCTTCAGGTTGTGTTGATCCGATACCAACTCTACCATCACTTCGTAAAGTGAGGATATCAATTTCATCGCTATAGTTGTCATCCGCGAGATAGATATCAAATTGTGTTCTGGATGCCCCAGATTCTATGTTATGTTTTCCAAGTTTAAATGTAGCTCTCGCACCATAACTATCCAATGGCCCTTCGCGACACAGATGCATGACCGCCGCATCATCATCGGTACTCTCAATCGTATCATTGTTTGTTACGACGAGGGGTGTTCCCAAATGATTAAAACTATTTCTATTGACAACCTGATCATTAATAAATACAGTGCCACCGGAAGTGTGAAGTCGTCCCTCGGGTGTAGCTGTACCTATACCCACATTACTTGATTCCAATATGGTCAACTTTGGTGCCCCCATCGTAGGTGTGGTACTCGCATAAAAATTGAGACCCTTCCCCGTACCCACAATGTTCTCAACCCGATTTTCCCCATTAGTGACACTTGTGTATGTACGCATAGCGATATTCCCCGTAGATCCCCAAATGTTACCAGTTGTCACAGCATTACTCCCAATCACGTAGACATTCCCAGATACCGTGAGCCTCTCTGTGGGACTCGTATTTGCGATGCCCATATTACCACCCGAAGTGATTCGCACTCTCTCAGTGTTCTTTGTTTTGAACCTAATCATTTGGTTTGTACTTGACGTATTCGCACCACAGACCTCAATGGAGCTTACATTTGACACAGTTGGACCGGATTTAAGTACAAGTACATTAGATGTACTGTCACCACCGAATCTATCCGCGTGAATGGTCAAGTTCGAACTTGAAAAGACTAACTCTGTGGTGAGATTTGTTGTCGCGGTATTACCCAAAACTCTGAGAGTATTTATAGCTGTCGTATTTGCAAATATTTTAGCGCCCACGGAGAGTGTATCTGTTGGGCTTAGATTTGAAATACCAGTTGGAGCTGTACCTGTAGTACGTAACGCACTCATTTGAACATTTCCAGATATTGTGACTGGAGTCGCAGCTGTCGCGTCTAATACAAGTAAATTACCTGCTCGTAGACCCGTTGATCCAAGTATCAGACCCTTGGCGTACACATTACCATTCGCATACACAACATTTGAATGTGTGTCATCGATAAAGACATTTGAACCTACACAGAGATCGTGTGTTGGAAAGGTATTTGCGGCGCCAATGTTATTTGATGTATATATGTCACCATATACATGAACATTTACCAACTTTGTATCATCCACATTAATTGTGGCAGCGTTGTATCCCCCATACACATCTGTTTGGAAAAAGGCCATCTCCCGACCCCTATCACCCGTCACAAAACCGAGGGCTATATTTGAATAGCCAGCACCAGGTGTCATGACGATTGCGGTTTCTCGCCCCAATACATCATTTCCAAATCCAGAGTGAATGACTACATTAGCAACTCGTAAATCTTGTGTAGATATATACGTCGCAGTCTCTGTCACCGAAATGTTACCCTTTACCACAATGTTACCAACGAGATTGTAGTACCCCTCTTGGTACACATTACCCTTTAACATCATGACGTTGGAACCTTGGTCAAAAATACCAACATTACTCCCAACGCTCACATTTGATGTTTTAATTCCACCCACGACCGTGATGACATTTGAGCTTGTGCCACTAATTGAGAGATTTGCTCCAGATGTTGTAAGTCTGTCTGATACGATCACATTAGTTGCGACGAGATTACCATTGACTGTCATGAGATCACGACCTGTCAAATCAATCGTTACTTTTGTTGATCCACCACTATCAACCTGAAAAGCCTTCGTTGGGTTGGTTGTCCCAATGGCAAGCTGATTTTCAATAAAGAAACGCTCAGCCTTACCACGACCCTTAAGGTCAACTATAATTGTTTCGGTCTCATCTACGAAAAACTTGTCCCCCACGGATAAAGATTTTGTTGGTGCCGTATTCGCTATACCGAGACGCCCCTTTGTGCCCAAGTCGGCAACAAGAAGAAGTTCATTCGCTTCTACTTCTTTCGTCAAAATACTCTTGACACCCGTAAGAGTTTCTTGTTCAACGGGTTCTGCGTCAAGATTTGCCACATAAATCTGTTCGAATCTTGCGGTTCTTCCCATTTATACATTAGTTGCCGAATAAAATTCCAGCCAAACCATCCTTGATCCTGAGTACATTATAGTTTAGGGCGAATACACTGATGTCATCTTGATTCCCTCTAAAGTTACCCTTCTCAACACCACGAAGTATCAGCTTTGCGTTATCAAGTCTACTGAAATTACACGTTCCTGATGGATTGTAGTCTGATGCGTTTAGTCCAAAGTGATACACAAAGTATCTCGTATACATAAGATCCTCCGAGTCTACACGGAAGTCTGTCTTTCCGTATTTTGATTTATAATAGTTCTGAATCGTGTGGAAATATGTTGGGCTCATATTTTCGAGGAGGGGTGTTCCATTTATATGGATGTCTGCATTTTTGAATGTAAAACGATCATTTGTAGGATCAAGATTTGTGGCGGAATATCCAAAAAATATAGACTTCACTGGGTGGTTAAAAGTCCCGATGTCCAAATCATTATATCCACCACTCTCAATTGTATTGTCAACAACATTTGATAGGGGAAATTCGACTTTTTGAATTTGTGTAATAATCAGGTCCATTTGTCTCTTGACAAGGGATTCTCTCTCCTCTTTGTCCAAGTATATATAGTTTCCATACACATTGATTCTCTTTTGTGACTCTCCATATCCCACAAGACTTGTTTCATCAAAATTGATCCTCACCTCAACTTGATGATGTGCTAGGGAGACAAGGGGTAAAAACGCTCCGTGGTCACAAAAGAAAAAGTGAAGTGGTTGGAAGTTACGATTTGAAATGCTCGTCTTATTTGTAAGTTCTTCCTGCTTTGACCAACTGTCTGCCAAATAGTTTGGCCAGATATCAGCATAATAGTCGTAGTGCTGGGAATCTATCTTCTGACCCCCTATATAAAGATCAATCGTTGAGTTATATAATAGGTTTGATGAGACATTTGAGTTTTTTTCAAGCCCCTCGAACCAAAGACAATTTATGAGATCACCCAAAACTGGGACAGTAAAAACTGGATCTCTGTCAGTAATAGTCTTGATAAGTTTTGGGGCTTGGGAAAAGTTTGTATGCCGTGTAAACTTCATACGAAAGAATGAATGACCTTCCTCACTATTTATATACATATCTTGAGCACCCTTGGAGACAAGTTGAATCAATGCGCCAGACATTTAATTTATGATCAGATTATAAAAATAGACACTTTCCCTGAGGGAAGTCATCCTTCTTTTCTTCTTCTGTAACCTTGCCGTGGATCTTGAAACCACCCTGGCGGTACACCTTCATTCGCTTGTAGTACATCGCTGTAAAGAGAGACCAGGGATCGTGGATATCGTAGATGTGTGGATTGTTCTTTTTCCCCTTGGTCTCCCTCATAATACGACCAATGCTTTGCGTTATATCTGACTTGGGCGACGCCAAAATGACTGTATCAAGGGTTGGAATGTCGAGGCCTTCGTGTGCCTGTGAAAAAGTTGCGAAGATGATCTTCTTTTGTGAAGACGCCTGGAGGTCTACCTCCTTCATACCACCCATATAGAGCCCAGATGTCTTGGGAAAGCAT